AACTCGGAAGAACACTTCTTCCGGCCCAAACCGTTGGAAGCATTTGAACGCCATAGCCATTACCTCAGCCGAGTGCGAGAGGAACTTATCAACTAGGAACTGTTTGCGGATTTGGCTAATGGATGATGTTTCATCCAGTCCTACTAATCGATCCGCTTGTTCCTCTAGTGTCTTCTCAATTTCAATTGAGCCAGTAGGGGATGGTGGTGTAGGAGCAAAGTCCAAGTCGCCCTTACGACGATACGGAATCATACGACCTGGACCCCAATCACTTGGTGCTTGCCCAACTGGATGTAGGATTGGAGGCAATGTAGCCAAGCTGTTCCGATCAACACGGGAATCACGCTCTACCTTAACTTGGTTCTGAATCCCACGGAGTACATCCGGGATTGTCATTGCATCATAGAGTCGCTTGCTGTCCTCGGATAACTTAGTGACTACAACTGGGTAGTCCTCGTAGCCATTGAGCAATTCAAACTTTGCAAAACCTGGTGCTTCCTCATTACCGTCGAACTCACGATGGAATACAGTGCAGTAAATTCCCTCGGAGCCATCCTCTTCGTCAATCAAACGTTGATATCCATAGATTAATTCAACGAGTTCATTGGCTTCGTATTGATTATCTGTTAGTCCAGTTGATCGACGTGCTTCAAATTCACCCTCGATACTGCTAGTGTTTACACCACGATAGTGTTCAATAATGTAATCAACAAAGTCCTCATCCCATCCGTCAGTCACTATCTTGTTCTCAAGTTCCTGTGGAGTGTAGTAAGTCTTCCAGAAGCAGTAGGGAGAACGCTGTGGATCTGTTACGTACGGAGGAAAGATGAAGTCCCCATCGGGGGCTAGTGTCTTTACTTCGGGGGCATCAACCTGTCGGCGCACAACGGGCAGTTGAGCTACTCCTTTTTTTCGCAATGTTTTGAGTGCTGCTTTCGCCCTTCGTGTTGTAACGCCTGGAAATGTTCCCTTTAGTAGTTCTATGATTTGGTCATCTGCTTCGCCCGTAGCAATTAATTCTGCAATGTCCGGAGCAATCTGCGCAATCTGACCAAGGTCTAGTTCCTGTAGGAACTTGCGATCCTCTTTGTGCCAGCCTACATAAGTAATTAGAATGCCTCTTTCAAGTAGGTAGTTAGCACCTAGTTCCATCTCACGCCCAAAGCGTGGGATGTAACCACTGGATACCATCCACTTAAGGAACCCCGAAACTAGTTTTGATCGAGCGATATCACTTACCTCAGTAGGGAATGCGCGTACATTTGATCGGTTCAGTGAAGATACAAACAAAGATACTAATCGAGTAATACGCTCATCAATAACGTGGCTCTCCATATCTGAAGCTCCCTCCCAGGGGAATGCATCCGCTCCGTGCTTACGGTGGTCACGGCTCTTGCCAGGCCACCAGTTGCGACGATCATCATAACTTGTACGGCATAGATCGAAGTAGGACGATAGCTCCGTTATAGTTTGGTCGTATGCGTAGCGCAATGTTTTTACGCTTGGATCCTTCTCAACGTAGGTGAGTGCTTTTGATGTAGTCTCGTTATCCATAAAATATTTAGTGTTTTACACTTAACCTACTGTCGTACTGGTGCTTTTATCCATTTGTACTTTGGCTCGCTATTAGAATTGTCGGCTTCGATGTGTATTACTTTGCCCTCTAGTTTACCAGATAGTGCAAGCGGAATGCTTACCGCAACCTTTTTCCCGAGTTCCTTGATCCGAGTCATAACAAAGCGGTTGTTAGGTGCTTGCTCAACAACGATTCCTCTGTAGATTGTTGTCATTGGAATTAGGTCATCGATGAGTCGTTGACCGTCTTCGGACATCCATAGGTTCTTGCCCTTCCCAGTGATCATATGCTCATCTAGGCTGTACATTGATATTTCGTGTATCTCTTCAAACGTAACCCCGTATTCTTTTGCTATTTCTGATAATCTTTTCTTTGGCATTAGTAACCTCCTTTATTATTTTTAGTTGCTTGCATTGATGCGTCCGACATAAAGTCCGGTCCTTCTCCACCATTTGACATTCGCAAATAACGAATGACATCAAAGAAGTCCTTTAGGGCTTCCTCTGGTTTTCCACCTGCATTGTAGTTAATTAAACTGTCCACTAGGTTGCCGCACTCCGAATGAATGAAACACCTTGGGCGATTGATTGCGTCGATCTCTACGTTTGGGTTATAGTTGAACCAATCGTCCAGCGCAGTGATCCCGCGCTCCTCCATCTTACCATCGGATGGAATGAAGCTTAGACCGAAGTCATAGAAGGATGTAAAGAGATCATCATTGTTCTCATTCTCACGGGCAAAAAATCTGGAGTCCCCGATTCGCTCAATAACCTCAATGCCTAAGTCCTCCTCAATTTCATTAAATAGTTCGCAGTATCCCTCGACGTTTAGTCCAATCTTCTTAGCGGCTGGACCATACTTCCACTTGGGATCTCCGAACATTGCCCACTCACCGTAGGTATCCCTGTCGGGCCACTCCTTGCGGATGAATACTTCGCCGCCTTCATTTACCCCAGCCCAGATGGCTGTATAGTTCCTGGCTCCGGCGGGATCGACTACCTGATAGCAGGTGAACTTTGACTTATCCGAAATGTCGGGGAACGTCATCCCGTACTTGTTGGGTTCCTCGTTGAGAACATTTACTTCTGTATTGAAGTGGGGCAGTAGGGAATTCACTGACTTGACCGGCAGTCCGTACGCACGAACCTTGATCTCGTCCTCTGGGCGGCCAGCTAGGTCCTTTGCAATACGCTCGTATCCGCCGAATGGGTTCTCGTCGGAGTGAAGATATACTACACCCGCATCCCTACTTGGGCTGTATTGGCAGATGGGAACTTCTTTGTCACGAAGCAAGGCCGCTGGCCTTGTCTGAGTGGTTTCCGCGCCCTTGAGGTATTCAGCAATGAAGGGTGTGTACCCATCAATTGGCGTAAAGCCAATGATCATCTTGGAGTCACGGGTAGCTAAACGGAATCGCAGGGTGTTGACCAGTGCAGCGTCACCTAGATATTCGTCAAGCCAAGTGCCGATATTCAACCCCTTGGGGTTCTTGAAACCGAACTCAAAGCCCTCTAGGATGGTGGAGTTATTGGAGTACTGGGTGTATGTCTTGAAGTCCACCCGTGTGCGGGTATCGGGGAACACAAATGAACTACCTGTGAATCCATTCTGCATTGAATAATTGATGTAGCCCTCGATACCCTTGGTCTTCTTCTTGAATTCCTTGGGCATCATCTCCCAGATGGCTGGCTGTTGAACCTTGATTGACGTATCCGCATTTTGCGAAAAACAAACAATGTGACCACCCTCGGACTCAGTCACTGCTTCCATTACCATTTTTGCGCAACCTGTCGTTTTCCCACTTCTGTTTCCACCGAGTGCAAGGCACTCATTGAATTCTTCAAGTGCTTCCCTGGCTCTACTCCATCCTGGTAGGTCAAACCCATAGCGCAGGGGGTCATCGGTGGATGCCTTGATTCTACCCTCGTGAGCAAGGTATAGCTGCTCCAGCAGCTTTGGATCCTTCTCAGCTAGGTAGATAATCTCCTCGTCACTTGGGGACGGGAGGATGGGGTGATCACTGAAGGAGAGTTCCATACTTAGTCATCATCGTCATCGTCTAGGAGGTCTTCCCAGTCGAACTCATCCACCTCGGAGTTGAGGTCTTCGATTGCTTCACTCATTAGCATTTTTCCAACCCTATGGTTGGTGTAGTCATAGAAGAGATCCCCGTCCTCATCGAGGACAATGAAGCAGAAGTTCGGCGAAATATCTGCGAGCATTCGGCGAACGTGGTTAAAGGCGATGTCCGGATCAATGTCTGGTGTCTTACTCATTTGCTTGCTTTGGGTTGTTCGGTTGGAGGTGGCTTTGATTTAGTTGACTTGGTTTTATTTGACCAGTCGATAGCATCGTAGTTCTTACGCTGCTTCTCAGCGTTGTGTCCCTTACGGGGGCCGCTTCCTTTAGTGCTCATTGTATTCCTCCAATTTTAGTTGTGCTTTACCCAGTTCATAGAATGCGTCAGCTACGTTTTGTTGATAGTAACCATTGGCTAGGCTAATGCGAAACATAATCTCTGCCATTTGATTAGCAGTGAGGTCATCGTGCTTGGTATTAATTGATACCTCCTCGTCGTGTTGATTAATTGTTATCTTCATAATGTGTGCTCCCTACTGGGCTGAGTTGAGTGGGTGTTACTTGTCGCCGTGGTGTTCGCCGTAGTGGTTGCCGACGTGGTCACCATCTTGGTTGCCGTAGTGTAAGCCGACGTGGTCGCCAAAGTGGTTGCCGTAGTGTAAGCCTGCGTGGTCGCCACGGTGGTTGCCACGGTGGTTGCCGACGTGGTCGCCAAAGTGTTTGCCACGGTGGTCGCCTTTGTGGTCGCCGATAAAGTTGCCGATAAAGTCAGCAGAAAGCGATGTTAGGATAAGTTCGCCGTCCTCGTCGAACTCAAAGGATGCGATTTTTAGGATGTCTTCCAGTGTTGGTGTTTTCATAATGTGTGCTCCCTACTTGGCTGAGATTATATCATATGAGTCTAGCTGCTTTTTGACTTTAACCCAATACTTAACTGTTGATTTCTTTTTGTAGCCGTTAGGTCCCCCGTTATGTATTCGGGCGATGTCTTCAGCCGTAGGCTTACGTCCTAGGCGTTCTTCTGTTGCGTACCTATCC